AAGGCCGTCCTGAGTGCGCTTGCGGATCTTGATGAGTTCCTTGAAGGCCTCGTTGGCCTTGTCCCGCATGCGGGCCTTGCCCTCTTCGGTGGTGGTGTCGATGTCCTCGTCCACCACGGCAACGAAGATGCCGAGGTCTTCCAGCTCCCAGTACCACCGGTAGAACGCGCGCTCTTCGCGCCCGAGCGCCCGGGTCTCGTGGACCGTGACCAGGTCGAACGGGCGGGGGTCCTGCCGAGCGAGAGCCATCAGCCTCTTGGCGTCGGGGCGCTCCTGCCAGGGGAGCGTTCCGGACTCGCCCTCATCCTTGAAGGTGCCGACGTGCGCCCATCCCTTGCGGCCGATGTGAGCCGCGGTCTTCTTGCCGGTATATGCGATGCCGTAGCCGCGCGTCTGCTCCTCGGTGCTCACCCGGAGGTAGTCAACGGCGCGGAGCTGGCCCGCGATAGTCCGCTGAGCTACGGCGATGCTGCTCATGAGAGCCTGCGTCATGTCAGTCCTTCCCGACTGGCCAGACCCCGGGACGTTCGCAGCGTCGCCGGGGTCACCCACGTGGCGGGCATCCTATGGCTTGGGACTGTCAGGCAGGGGCGTGAACAGCGCGGCGAGAAAGCGTGCGAATCCCGCATCGTCCCGCTCGTGGCGCTCTGTCCACTCGATGGTGATCTCGGGCTCCGAGCCGCCCGCGACGTGGTTCCTCAGCCACTCACCGGCCCCGTCAGCCGGTATGGCCTTGCCGTCCTGCATGGGGTGGCCTCTCTCCCGCCCCTCAAGGGCGGGGTGTCACGCCGCTGGGCGGCCTTGGTGGTTCTCCTCGGCCCATAGCCCGGCCTTCCAGCCGGCTACCGACTCGGCGATGTGCCGGGGCGGCGGGAGCAGGAGGTTCATGGGCTGGCCGGCCTCGTCCCTGGGGGGCCGGAAGAAGTCCCAGGCGTCCCGCGGACTGCGGAATGCCGGGGCGAGCAGGAATCGGCCTGATCCGGTCCCTGTCTTGGTGTCCCAGGCCAGGTGCTGGCCCGCTTCGCGGGCGGCTGTGCCGCCCTGTATGGCGGCCTGGAACTTCTCCTGGGTGTCCAGGATGCCCCGGGCACGGAAAGGCCCCAGGACGACCGTGTGAGTCGCTCCCTGGGGCCCGTACTTGATCTGGCCGACGACGGCCAGGCGATGGGTTGTGGATCTCATGTCGTCGATCGCATCGGCGATGCGGGCGGGGATGCCCCCGGCCTTCTCTCCTTCGATGGATTCGACGACCTGTCGTGCGATCCGGTCGACCTCGTCCGCCCGGATCTGCTTGACGTAGTCCGTCAGTGCAGCGAGGGCGAGTTCGGCGACCTCCTCAGCCGACCGGTTCTCGTTCTCCGGGTCTGAGAGGATCTTCACCAGCGTGTTGACCTCGCGTTTGTTCACGTCGGGCAAGGGCCTCCTTCCCTTCACGGCTGTACCGGCTCACGCTCTGCTGTGAGACGTTCAGCTGCTCAGCGATCTCGCCTGTGGTCAGGCCCTGCTCCGTGGCGAGGAAGATGCGGATCTTGGCGGCTTCGTCTGCGCTGACCGACTGCTCGTAGGACACCCCTACATCGGCCAGCACCGCGGCTCTGACATGGTCTGGCAAGTCGACTCGTTTCTTGGGCGGCATGTGGGGTCCCCTTGTCGGCGTATTTGGCAGCAGCAGCAGCGCGTGCCCTGAAGCGTGGTCCGTACGTGAGCCCCAGTGGAACGCGTTGCTGGAAACCTAGCCCAATAGGCGGCATGCCGAACTGATGCGGATCAGGAATTGCCAAATAGCAAAAAAACCAGACACCACCTGCGACGCCTTGGTCTCTCTCTGCGATGGCGGCCACAGGCGCGCCGCTGAAGCGCAGCCCGTGGCATGACGCAGAGGGCGCCTTTGCGGCGCCCTCCACTGTCGGCGGTGATGACCACTCGAACGGTGTGTGGGGTCAGCGTCCGTACCACCATGGCGTAGCTGGGCAGCCCCCGCCCTCTCGGGGGCGCCAGCAGGACCGGCGTGCCGGGATAGACGGTCACCCGTCGCCCTTCCTTCGGCCCTTCCTCTCGGCGAGGATCTCGGCGCCCTTCTCGGCCTTGGCCGGGACGCCCGTGGCGTGCACGCGGAACATGCCCGCCACCGCGGCGTTGCTCAGCCCCTCGGCCTTCGCCTCGTGGATGAAGACGAGGATGTCTTCGTCGGCCTTCTCCCGGGCGTCGGTGAGCCTGTCGGCCACCTGCTGAAGCTGACGCAGCCGGCGGGTGGTGATCTTCGTGGGCGTACTCACGCCGCAATCTCCTTGATGTTCTCGAAGCCGGAGCCTTCGACTCTGGGCAGTTCTTCGACGCTCCGCCAGACCAGGACGGTCACGCTCTCGCCTCGCACGTAGGCGTTCCACGCCTTGACGATCAGCGCGTACATCACGTCGCGCTTGATGCCCTGGCCGGTGGTGGCGAAGCCGTTGCGGAACCGATTCCGCAAATGAACCCGCGGGTCACCGCGGTCCAGGCTGTAGCCCGTCCTCACGCCCTCCAGCCACGCCGGGATCAGGTCCCGGTGCTCCGTGCGGGCCGCCTGTGCGATCACGGCGAGATGTGCCGGGGCCGGTATTCCGGCATCGAAGTGCGCGCCCACCACGTCCTTGAGGTACCAGGTCAGCTCCGGCCAGGCGTGGTAGGCCTCGATCGTCTCGGGCGTCGTGATACGCCCGTAACGGGGCATCCCCCAGCGGTCCCCGTCGGCCAGGGCCGCCAGGTGGCGGGCGCCGGCCGCGGTCTGCGAGGCGTACTTGTCGCGGATCAGGTGCGCCGCGGTACGGCGAAAGCCCTGATCGATGTGGTCGAAGATCTCGCGGGGCTCGTCCACGAAGACCCACCAGCTGAGCGTCATCCCGGAGTTGGCCTGCGCCCTCATGCGGTGCTGGCCGGAGACGATCCAGCCCTCGGTGTCGAAGATCAGGCCCTCGGGGGTCCCCTCGCGCCACCGGCCGCCTTCCATGTCCGCCTGGTAGCGGGCGGAGACGGACGGGCTGAGGGGGCGATTCCGCGGATGGTTGCGGTACGAGAGCCAGGAACTGGCCATCTCGGCTGTGACGGGGTAGACCCCCGACTCGCTAGGGAGCGAGTGCGGATCATTGGCTGGAACCAGTTCCTCGTCTGCTTCGATCTTGCGCGGCAAGGTCATTGCCGTGCTCCTCTCCTCGGGGCATGGGAAGCCCCGCCGGTCATCGGGCCGGCGGGGCGGTGGCCATTTGGTTTCGGTTCAGGCTGGCCAGACCCTTACGGCTCCTCCTGAGATGCGGTTGGAGCGAAACTCACCGGGTCCTGTTCCCGTCGCCGGGTAGCCACGCCCAAGGCGCGCGAATGCCGGCATGACGTCTCTCATGGAACCCGTGGGAGTGCGGGATTCGAACCCGCTCGCACCCTCACCGGGTGCTTTACCGTGCCGTCGTCACGGCCTCCCTGCCCGGAGCTACCGGGCGCGTGGGCTGGGCAGGAATCGAACCTGCTCGGGTTTGATGTGCATCTCCCCCTATCCCCAGGCGCCCCGGGAGCGACCCGGGGCCCAGCCCTTGAGGCACCGTTATGCGTCACCGGTGGTGCCAGACCGGCCGCGCGGACCCTGAGGGAACAGGGATCGACGCCCGCAACGCCCCACAAGGGCGGGTATGACGAAGCCCCCCGAGAGGCAGTCGCGGGGGGCTTCGGTAAGGGAAGGCTCAGAGAGCCTTGACGGAGGCGTAGAAGGCGCTCCAGGCGCTTCCTGAGACCTCCAGGACGGGACCGTCAGGGTCCTTGGAGTCGAGTATGGCTACGGTTCCGAGCGCCAGGGCGCCCGCGGTCGCTCCTGCGACTCCGATGCACTCGTCTCCCGCCCGGGAGAAGGAGGAGAAGAGGAACCGTTCTCCTCGGTGGGTTCGGGTGATTGCCTCTTTGTGGATCGCCATGTGCCAAGCACCTCTCGGATGAACGCCCGCGTGGCTGAGGGGGACATGGCCTGACTCCCGATCTCCGTGAAGGTGGAATGGAGCTTGGCCACGTCCTCAAGACGCGTGGAGTACCACGAGCCCATGATCGTCTCAACGTAACCAACACGGTGGTCCGCGTCCAGGGTGTACAGGCTGAACTGATCGGCCAGGCCCGGCGTGACCACGTCCTCCGGCAGCACCTGAACGATGATCTTCCCGTGCGCTGCGAGACGCGACAGATGCCAGAGCTGACTGGTGTGCACGCTGCCTTCGTCATCGAGATGCATGCACTGAGTGACCGCGCGTTCCCCGATGACGAACCATGCGTGCGTGAGGGCTTCGTCAAACGTGCGCCGCAGGAACGCCTTGGCCCGCTGCTCCTTGCGGATGACGCGGCGCCGGACCTCCATGGCCGGCAGTCGCGGGTGCGCTGCGCGGATCACCGCATCGGAGTACTCCGGCGTCTGGAGGTTGCCGGGGATGACCGTGCTGTCCCAGACGCGGATGTGACTGGCCGTGGCGTCAAGATCGGCCAGCCTGTTGATGTTGCTGGGGCCGCTGTCGCTCGCTTCGATACGACCCATCCCCCGCTGGTCGGGGGCCCTTAACTGCCTGATCAGTTCCTCGGCAGTCTGCATGACATGGCTCACCTCTCCTCGAACCAGTGCCGTAGATCCTTGCGGATCTCTTTCTTCTCTCCCTGCGGTTCATCCTCCCGCGCAGAACGGCGCTTGTCTGCCACTCGCTTGGGCTTGGTCACGCGCTGTTGACGCATTGCGACTCCATGAACCCCCACCCGGCGGGCTTCGCCACACCGCCGGGCAGGGGTCGCTTGATGGGTCAGGCCGCCAGCCGGCCCGTGATCACCTCACGCCACAGGGCGTTGAGCTTGGCGTAGGCCTCGTCCTGGTCGTAGCCCTCGGGCAGGTCTGGAGGGGCGCAGCACGAGCACTCGGCATCGGCGTTGAAGCCGTGGGCGACATATGAAGCGTCGTCCAGCTCCAGCTGGTGCTGGCCTGCCTTGAAGTCCCGTACGCCGCTGAGCTGCGCCGTAACGCACCTCTCGGGCGAGGAGATGCTGAGCGTGTCCAGGTCGATCTGGCGCTCCCAGCCGGGCTTCTTCTCGTCCAGCAGGGCCACGCCCTTGGCGACGCGTGCCGCGTAGTCGATCTCGTTCATGCCTTGGCCTCCCCGGCCAGCGAATTGGCCACGGCCTGGCCCCAGGGCTGCCCGTCGTCCTGGCGCCGCTGGACGTTGCGCAGGAGCGTTCGTACGGCCGCATCGCCGCGCGCTACCTCGTTGGTCTCCAGGCGCTCCAGAACGTCGTCTGCGGGCTGGTCCTCGTGGCCCCTGAGGGCTTCCAGGGAGACCCCCGCCTTGTGCAGCACAAGGCCCGCGATGCAGCCCGCTACGGGCTCGGGCAACTCACCCTCCGCGTTGTTGCGGTGGACGTAGAGGCACCTGAGGCCACTCTCCGGCGTAACGACAGTGCCGTTCGGCGTGGTGTAGACGTAGTCCGCGCCGCGTTCCGCGACGGCTTCGGCCAAGAGCTCCTTGGTCCGCTCCATGGTCAGCTCGATCATGCGGGCACCTGCTCCGCGGTGAACTCCGCGACCAGGGCCGTGATGCGCTCCAGGTCGTTGTTTCCGTTGAAGAGCACGCTCCGCTGCTCATCCGTCAGCCCCAGGGCTTCCTGGGCGAGGGTCGCGATGCCGTTGCCCTGTATGGGGGAGCCATCAATCTCCAGGTCGTCGCAAAGTCGGCAGCATGTGGACTCGACGACGACGGCGCCCTTGAGGACCCGCAGGGAGGCCCCCGCGAAGCACGTGGACCAACTCCCTTGGTTCCACTCGCCCGGGTGCTCCTTGATGTGCTCCAGCGTCTTCTGGAGCCCTTCGGTGTTGGCCATTGCTACCTCTCCGTAGGTCATGGCGTGTTGGCCCGTGCGGACCCAAATCCACGCGTCCACCGGAGAGGTGGCAGACGCGTGGACATGCGAACGCACGGACTTGGTGGGGCGAGACCCCTGCCCAAGGGGAGGGGGGCAGGGGTCTCTCATCGGCGCCGGGGGGATAGCGCCGGGTCTGTGGGGTCAGGCTTCGCCGGCGGAGCGTCGCTTGAGGTACTCGGGTGTGTAGATCGCACCCTCTCCGGAGTCCTCCGGTACGCCCTTGAGGACGTACAGCCGCGCGTCCGTGTCCGGGTTGAAGTCGTCTCGCCTCTCAGCCCACTTCGCCACGACGTACGAGCTCGCCTCGTCCGCAAGCGTCAGCTGGTAGCGCTCCTCGCTGGCGTAGTACGGGTACTGAGGGTCCTTGGACGGGTCGGGCCGGGGTTCCTCCATGGGCCACGTGAACGCGGCCGTAGCGCGCTGCTGCGCGGTCTCCCAGGCCTCCCGGGCTTGCTGACGTTTGGTCATGCCGACCACCGCCGCGCCATGTGGCGCTGGGCTGCGGCCCATGCCGCGGACTCGGTCTTGTGAGACGAAATCCAGTGCCCGCAGAAGCGGGCGACCAGGCGGGGGGTCTCGTACCCGCAGTACTCCAGCGCGACCGTGTAGCGCCGGTCCCGCGTTCCGTCGGAGTGCCGGATGCCGGCACGGGTCTTGTTCAGGGTCACGCTCATGATCTGCACCTCTCCATGCAGCAATGCGCCGGTGGTTCATCAGGCCACCGGTGTGGTTCCTGCGGAACCAAGAGGGCGCCCGTACGAGACGGGCGCCCGATGGCTCTTACAGGGTCAGTGCGTCCTGTGGTGGCCGCATAGAAGCTGCGCGACACCGGCCATGGCCAGCACTGCCACGACGTCCCAGAAGACCGTCACAACGGCGCTCACGGCGTCGTCACGGCGGTCATGCCGTCCATGCCCTGGTGCGACTCGTTCTCGTTGTCCCAGACAACGTGCATGGGCCACGGGCAGGCTTCCGCGGCCCTGGGGTAACCGCACCGTGCGTGCCCGCATTCGCGGCCGGGACCACCCTCCCCGACCTGCTGTTGCCAGACGTGCCGCTTGCAGAGGCACACCACCACACGGCCGTGCCACGTGCCGTAGTCCGGGTCATCGAGCGTCACCCGGGTACCGGGTGCGTAGATCTTGGCGAGCGTCAGGGCCATGATCACACCCCATGCTGGTCAGTGCGGACGGCAGCGCGGAACACCTGAGCGCGCTCCTCGGGGGTCCAGTCGCCGATCAAGCGCGCGGTCGTCTCCGTGTCGTGACGCCCGGGGCCCTGGTACGGGTCGGCGTACGTGCCGTGCAACCAGTTGTGTTCCTGGACCTGGTCCGTGATGGGCCACATGCTGGCCTCTACGACGTCCGTACGGTCCAGCATGTCGACGGCCCACCCGATGGGCGAACCGTGCTCCTCCGCGTCCTCCGCGGCGTCGTACTCCAGGGTCTCGGTGTCCGGCGTCTCCAGCTCGACATGCGAGCCATCGAGCCATGCCCCGTCGCTGCCGTAGTACGTGACGACGCGCTTGATGATCTCAATCTCGTACGTCATGGTGTGACCTCTCCATCAACCATGCGGCGCGCGGGCTCATCACTTCCCGTGCGTGCTCTCATCCGTAAGAGCAAGGGGGCCCGCACCCGTGAGTGCGGACCCGATGCTGCGGCGGATGATCAGGCAGCGGTGAGGCGTCGAATCGCCTCCTGCTTGGCCTCGGCGCGAGTGAGCAGAGGGACGGAGTGTCGATCTGCCCGGGTCTTGACGTCGATACGACGCCCTTCGGGACCCTCGAACACCATGAACTGAACTCCAGAGCCCGTTGTGTACAGCCGTACGAACTTGGCCTTCACGCTCACCACCCCTTCCGGGCGATACGGAACCGCTGCCATGCGGCGCGCATGCGGCCCCTGAGCTTTGCGTGCCAGGGACGCGCCTCCCACTGCCGATACAAATCGGCAGCACGGGCAATGATCATGTCCTCGCGTTGCTGGTCCATGGTCAGGCGCCGTACGCGTCGTCGCGCTGGCACTCGTACGTGGTGCAGAACTGGACGCCCGCGTTGTACGGCGCGATGGCCGTGCATCCCGCGTCCTTGCACTCCGAGCACAGCTCCGGCTTGCTCATGTCGCTGGACACCGTGGTGTCCATGCAGTCACGGCACGCGCAGGGGGTGTAGCCGCTCTGCGGCTCAGGAGTGCCCCACCGGGTCACGGGGCGGCCGAAGTTGTGAATCTTCACGGCCTTGTCCGGGCCCGTCATGCGGCTGACGGAGATGCCGAGCCGCTTGCCCGTGTACATGTCCTCGTGAGACACGAGGCGATACAGCGTGCCGTTGATCTCACGCTCGTACGTGGTGTACGCCTGTGAGGCCTGAATGCCTGTCGCGTATTCGCGACGCTCGCTGATGTTCATGATCAACCTCTCCATTGATCATGTGGCCCCTGGCTCATCACTTCCAGGGGTGGTTCCTGCGGAACCAAAAGGGCGTACGGCTCAAGTCCGTACGCCCGATGGCTCTTACAGGGTCAGTCAGAGCGGTTTCCCTGCTCCTTGAGTCGTTCGATGCGGTGCTGAGCGCCCTCCAGGGTCTGATAGAGCCCCACACGGGCGCCATCCTGGAAGATCTCCCACGTGTCCGGCGTGTAGCCGGGGCCCCCGAGATGCTCGCGGTACGTGATGTGGTGCTCCATCACGTACGTGTCGCGGCGGGAGGACTGCCTCTCCTCTTCGGTGAGCGGGTGTCCACCCGCCGCGAAGTGACGGGCCCACCACTCGCCAGCGGCCCTCGCGGAGAGCTCTACCCCAAAGAAGCCGTACTCCTCACCCGCAACGAAGAGCCTCACGGAGCCGTGGGGGCCCTCGCGGTACTCGACCGCCGGAACCAGCAGATGCATGTTCTCGCTGGACTCCCGTCCAGTGGAGTCCCACTGGACCGTGACCATGGGGTACGCCTGGAAGCGCACGATGGTCCCAGCGACGTCCTTGACGTCAGCGTGACAGACGCGGTCTCCCACGCTCAGCTCAACCTCTTCACTCATGATCACGCCTCCCACGTGCGGTACTCGGCGCGGTGAACGTAGACCGTGGCGGCCCAGCGGCCGTCGGCGTGGAACTGGTCGATACGGGTCAACAGCTGCCCGTAGAAGATCTCGTACCTCATGATCATTTCCCCTCTCCAGGAAATGCCAGCCTTGCAGTTGATCATCTCAACTCATCAAGCGGGCAGGGGCGCCCCGGTAAGCGCCGTACAACCGGTACTCCGGTGTGGGTTGCCCCAGACATTGCCTGTACGGCTGGAGGCGTTCCCTGCCCGCATGACGAGTGACGGGCTATACGGCCCGTCATCGTCTTGACGGAACGCCACCTGTGCCCACAGGGGGTGGTACCGAGATCCCCTCGGTCATTTCCCTGCGCCATGTCCTGGCGTCCTGCCCGTGAATTGATCCGCGGCTGCGGTTCCAACGGGGCCATGCTCTTCGTCTGTTCGAAGCTCTCGAACACCCGGTGAAGTCTGGGTGGTTGATGCTCCAGGGTTCCTCCCGGTTCCTCCGCTTTCGCGTCGTCCCCCGGTGGGAGTGCCAGACTGCGCCTCTACTCACATGTGAGTCAAGAGGGCAGTTCGGGTTTCTTTCATGATTCTTTTAGGATGCACTCTGACCTGCATGAATGAGGGTTGCCTTACCGCTCATGATCGGTTCGATGAATCCTCAAATGACTCTCATCTGAGTACCGGAAGACGTCTCTTTCGGATGCGAAGAGGACGTGAAGACGGCTCAGAGGAGACTCAGAGGTGCGTGCATATATGCACGTCACAGCACGTGTACATGGCACATGCCACGCGTGACGAGACGCGCGCAAAGGGAAGATGATCATGGATTCGCCGGCAGGGGCCGGCACCTAGAAGATGATCAAGCTGTGAGAGCACAGCTGCGCGCCGAAGGCGCGCCGCGGTGGCCTTCAGGCCACAGCTCCCCCCTTCCGCCGTACGCCCCGGAGGGGCTGGCGGTGGAGAGCGGGCGAGTGGTGCTGGGCCAAGCCCTGCACCCGCACGCATGCATGAGCGTGCGTCAGCACGCATGCACAGCTGTGAGCGTGCGTCAGCACGCTCACTCATGGTGTGCACCACTGGTGTGGTGCACCGCTGTGCTCACCACCACTGGTGTGGTGGTGCGTGCTCTTGAGCTATGAGCTCGTGGCCGAGCTCATCCATCCATGCATGAGGGGGCAGCACCGCATCTGACGATGCGGGGCGGTGGTCCCCCTCGCTCACTCGGGGGCAGCGGAGGCCCTGTCTGGGGCCTCAGCGTGTCTGACCTGCGGCTTTCCACCGGGTTTGACCCCCCGGTGTTAAACCCGACGCTGCCCCCGAGTCCTGGTCTCCGCCCAGGGACTCGTGCGCAACCCCCCAGTGCGGAGCCGCTGAGGGCGGCTCGGCTGGGCCCTTCAGGGCCCCGCTGCGGCGCTTATCAGGCCGCCTTGGTGGCGGCCGGCGCCGCTCATGCGAAAGGGCCCCCGGAGGGGCCCTGAGCTGCTCTGACGCCCCGAGGGGGCGTCCGCTGCGGACTGAAGTCCGCACGCAGACCGGGAGGCGTTCTTCCTTCCGGTCGAGCTTCGCTGGGTCGAGCTTAGCTGATCAATCGGGGCAAAAAGCAAATCCGCACGGCGTGTCGTCTTTGTAGGTTCCTACAAAGATTTTCCGGAGCCCTGGGAAGTTGAATTCCGTACTACTAGCAGAAAAGTGCTAGCACGCTTACTCTCGCCTGCTGCTGGCCCCCAAGGGGCCCTGGGCGGGCGGAGGTGGCATGGCGCGGCTTCGGGTCGACAAGGACGGGTCGCTGGCGAAGCCCCGCGACCGCCGCATCAGCCAGGCGTCCTCCCAGGACCGCAAGAACATCATCCTGGCGACCGTGCGCATGGGGCACACGATCGCGGAGGGCTGCATCCAGGCCGGGTGCGTGCGCAGCACGTACGACTACTACCGCAAGAAGGACCCGGACTTCCGGGACCTGATCGACCGGGCCTTGCAGTCCAACGTGGAGAAGGCCAAGGGGGAGCGCAAGGAAGTCCCCGACTTCCCGGAGTTCTGCCAGAAGTACCTGAACACCCAGCTCTTCTGGCACCACTTGCAGTGGTTCGACCTGCTGGAGGGCAAGGAGCCCCGCGGGCTGCACCCGCGCCAGCGCTACATCCGCGGGGACGACGACCAGATCGTCGTCAACACGCCCCCGGAGCACGCGAAGTCGACGACGCTCACCACGAACTATGTGGTGTGGCGCATCTGCCAGGACCCCAACGTCCGCATCCTGCTGATCTCCAAGACGCAGGACATGGCGAAGAAGTTCTTGCTCCAGATCAAGGAGCGCCTGGCCGAGTCGGAGACGTACATCGACTTGCAGCAGGCCTTCGGCCCGCCTGGCGGCTTCTCGGAGGGCTCCGCCTCGTGGAGCGCCGACAAGATCTATGTGGCCGGCCGGGACTCGGGCGAGAAGGACCCCACCGTCCAAGCGGTGGGCATCGGGGGCCACATCTACGGCTCGCGCTGTGATCTCGCGATCATGGACGACTGCGTTGACCACACGAACTTCAGCCAGTTCGAGAACCAGATCACCTGGATTCAGAACCAGGTGGGCTCGCGCGTGGCGGACGCCGGCGGGCGCATGCTGCTGATCGGCACCCGCATGGAGACGACGGACCTCTACTCCGAGATCCTCAAGCCGCAGTACTACACCGAGGGCGAGTCGCCCTGGACGTACCTGACTCAGCCGGCCGTCCTGGAGTCCGCGGAGGACCCGAAGGACTGGGTGACGCTGTGGCCGAAGACGAACCGGCCGCCGGTCACCATCACGGCCCGCAAGCTCGTCTCGCAGGATGAGGACGGCCTGTGGCCGATGTGGGACGGTCCGGCCCTCTCCCGCAAGCGGCGGAAGATGAGCCCGCGCAACTGGTCGCTCGTCTACATGCAGGACCAGGTGGCCGAGAACTCGACCTTCAAGCAGGTCGATATTGACGGCTGTACCGACCGCGCCCGCTATCCCGGCCGGATGTTCGACGGCCAGCCTCAGCACCGCCCCTACGGGATGGACGGCCTCCTCGTCGTGGGGGGCCTGGACCCGGCGGCGGCCGGGTTCACGGCGATGGTGGTGCTGGGGCTGGACCGCCGCACCGGTGTGCGGTGGCTACTGGATGTGGTGAACAAGCGCGCCATGCCGCCGCACGAGATGCGTGCGGAGATCGAGCGCCTGACCGAGCGCTACGGGATATCCGAGTGGCGGGTGGAGAAGAACGCCTACCAGGCGTCGATCGTCCAGGACCAGCTGATCCGTACGTTCCTCTCGGCCCGCGGCTGTCTGATCAGCCCGCACCACACCAACAGCAACAAGTGGGACCCGGACTTCGGCGTCGCGAGCATGAGCACCCTCTTCGAGGGCTGGCGCGAGAACGCGAACCTGATCCGCCTGCCGTCGCGGACGCAGTCCGAGTCGATGAAGGCGCTGGTGGAGCAGTTCGTCTCCTGGATGCCGGAGACCAAGGGGCTCACGGACATCGTCATGGCCTTCTGGTTCGCGGAGATCCGCTGCCGCGACCTGATGGTGAGCGACTTCTCCGGCTGGCACATGCAGACCAGCGAGTTCAGCTCGGAGCGCGACCAGGCCGGACAGATGGTCGTGGACATCGACTTTGCCCTGCAACAGCAGGGCGCGGGCGCCTGGAACGGCGCCTTGGACTGGTAGGAGAGACATGGACCCCTTGGACATCGAGCATCGCTTCGCGTTCCACGCGGCAGCAACGCAGGAGAAGCGGGATGAGCACACCAGCGTGCGGCAACAGTGCCGCCAGCTGGCCGACTCACTGAACGAGGCGCTCCCGGAGGGCCGGGAGAAGGCCGTCGTCATGACCAAGCTCGAAGAGGTCATGTTCTGGGCCAACGCCGCGATTGCCCGGGCAGGTGCCTGATGGCCACCCCCCTGACGGCAGACCAGCTCCTCGCGGCCCTCAAGGCCGAGGGCGTCACCGTCCATGAGCACGCGGGCTGGCGTACGCACAACCGCGCCGGTCACGGCGGCTGGGGGCCGGTGAACGGCTCCGTCGTGCACCACACCGGCCCGTACGTCTCCGAGGCGCAGATCCTCGGCTACATCTGGTCCGGCAGCTCCGCCCTTCCGGGGCCGCTGGCCACGGGCGTCATCGGCAAGAAGGGCGACGTCTACCTGACGGCCAACGGCCGCGCGAACCACGCCGGGGGCGGTGACCCCCGAGTCCTGGCCGCGGTGACCGAGGAGAACTACGGCGACTTCCCGCCCGCCACGCACGAGCACGAAGGCAGCTCGGGTGCCGTGGACGGCAACAGCCACTTCTACGGCTGGGAGTGCGTCAACCGCGGCGACGGCAAGGAGACCTGGCCTGCCGCGCAGTACGTGGCCATCGTCAAGGTGCAGGCCGCCATCATCCGCGCGCACCGCGCGAAGGGCGACAACTGGGGCCTGAAGGGCAAGAGCATCATCGGCCACCTGGAGTGGTCGGACTGGAAGTCGGACCCCAAGGGCGTCCCGATGCCCAAGCTCCGCAAGGACGTTGCCGCATGCCTGGCCCTCCCGGCCGGCAAGTGGGGCGGCGTGGTCGTCAAGGTGAAGCTGACGCTGGAGCAGCGTGTGGCCGCCCTCGAAGCGGCCGTCAAGGCCTTGCGGGCGCAGAAGTAGCTGTACAGGACGTACATTTTCCCGGCAGGAGGTGGTCATGGCGGACATTGCGCAGATATCGGCCCGGGTGGAGGCTCTCCGCCGTGATGCCCAGGAGCGTGACGCACGGCATCAGACGATCACTGACGCCCGCGCGCAGAAGATCGACAACATTGCGCCGGGCTCGATGCCGGACGCCTGGCCGCGTCCGATCACGGCGAACGCCATCGACACCGCGGCGCGCCAGCTCGCGGAGAACCTGGCCCCGCTGCCGTCGATCAACTGCGCCTCTGGCGTGATGAATTCGGAGCGGCAGAAGCGCTTCGTGGCGAAGAAGACGAAGATCGCGTACTCGTACATCACGGAGTCGCACCTCAAGAAGCACATGCCGACCGGGTGTGACTGGTACCTGACGTACGGCTCGATGCCGATCGTGGTGGAGCCGGACTTCGAGAACGGCCGTCCGCGGCTGCGCATCGACAACCCGATGAAGTCGTACGTCGAGTACAGCCTCAATGGCGACGTCCGCTCGTACACGAAGGTCTGGCGCGAGGCTGCCCGCCAGCTCGCGGCGAAGTTCCCCGAGCACGAGGCCGCGATCCTCGGCCGGGACCGGCCCTTCGGCCAGCAGACGACCGGCGATACGGAGCTTGAGCTCGTCAAGTTCTGCGACGCCAACTCGTACGTCCTCTACATGCCGGAGCGCCGGAACCTAGTTCTCCTGGAGACGCCGAACGCCTTCGGCAAGGTCCCCGTTGCCGTCGGCCAGAAGCCCCCCTGGGACGACCAGGACCGCGGCCAGTTCGATGACGTGGTCTGGCCGATGCTCGCGCGCAACCGGATGGCGATGCTGGGCCTTCAGGCCACGCAGCAGACGGTCAGGGCCCCCTTGGCCATTCCGACCGATGTCCAAAAAATTCCCTTCGGCGACGATGCGGTGATCCGCACGAACAGCCCGGAGAAGATCCGGCGCGTGGGTACGGACATGCCTCAGGCCGCCTGGCAGCAGGATGCCCTGCTTCAGGAAGAGGTGATGCGCGGGACGCGCACGCCGGCCAGCGCCACCGGCGACGTTCACGCCTCGATCATCACCGGCCAGGGCGTCAACGCCCTGAACGGCGGCTATGACATCCAGGTGGCCACCGGCCAGCTCATGATCGGTGACGCGCTCCAGCGGGCGCTGGAGCTGGCCTTCGAGATGGATGAGAAGTTCTGGCCGGACTCGAAGAAGAGCATCAGCGGCGTCATCAACGGCACGCCCTTCGAGGAGACGTACACCCCGGCCAAGGACATCCGCGGCAACTACCGCGTGAGCGTGAGCTACGGCTTCGCCTCGGGGATGAACCCGAACCAGGCGCTGATCTTCCTTCTCCAGCTCCGCGGTGACCAGCTCGTCAGCCGGGACTTCGTGCAGCGCCAGTTGCCGATGGACATCGACGTGACGTCGCTTCAGGCCGAGGTCGACAAGGAGCAGACCACCGACGCCCTCAAGCAAGGGATCTTCGCCATGCTCTCCTCGATCGGGATCATGGCCCAGCAGGGCATGGACCCGACGATGATCCTGACCAACGCGGCGAAGCTGATCGACCTCCGGGAAAAGATGCCCATGCATGAGGCGATCCTGACCGCGTTCAAGCCGGAGCCTCAGCCTGCGTCCGCCATGTCCGCGGCTGGGCCTCCTGGTGCCCCGGGCCCGGGTGAGGGCGGGCCCGGGGTGCCCTTCGGTGTCAATCCGACCACCGGCGCCCCCGGCGGCGTCGCGCCGGGCCAGGCCGAGATGGGGCCGGGCGGAAAGCCCGACGTCATGAGCCTGCTCGCCGGGCTCACCAGCGGTGGCGCACCCCGCGCATCCGCATCAGTCAAGAGGAGTGTTCCGGCGTGACGAACTGCGAGACCTGCGGGCGTCCGCCTGAGGACGGCCAGCAGACCCATTGGCTTGGCTGCGAGGCCGTGTTCCCGGTGGTCGAGCCGGTCGAGCGCGAACGCACCCGTGAGAGCGAGTGCATCAAGGACGGCTGCACGAACCCCCGTGCGGTCAGCAAGGGCCCCCGGCCCACGAAGTACTGCGACGACCACAAGACAGGGAGCAAGAAGTGAGCGACGGACTCAGCGGCGACCCGTACCACGAGGGCGGAAGCCAGCCCATGGCGTCCCAGAAGGGCGGCATGGAGACACCGAACACCCAGATGCCCATGTCGGGCGACAACTCCGGCAACTCGATGGGTGGCGCCAACGACACCACCGGCAACATCGTCGGCTGGGCCAGCACCAGCCTCCAGCCGGGGCACCCGACCACGGGCAGCAACGACAGCAACAAGGCGAAGTAGGCCATGGCCTCCGGCGGTTACCGACAGCCCAGCAACCCGGCCCCCGTCAGCGGGCCGGGGGCTCTGTCGCGCCGTACGGACGGCCCACAGGGCGGCGGCAGCCAGCCCGTGCGCGCGCCCTCGGGCGGGAAGTACGGGGAGCGTCAGGCGCTGGAGCAGATGCAGCAGGCGGCCCCGCTCGCGGCCGATCCGGGCGGGGACGTCGGCGCGCCACAGGGTGCGCCGGTGGACGCCAATGTTGTGGGCTTCGACCAGCCCACGCAGCAGCCGGACACGCCGGTCACGGCTGGCGCGCCCATGGGTGACGGGCCGGGTCCGGAGGCTCTGGGTCTGCCCAATCAGCCGGACGAGGACATGCGCCGCCTGGTGGCCTGGCTCCCGGTCTTCGAGCACATGGCGAACCAGCCGGGCAGTTCGAAGGCCGCCCGGAACCTGGTCCGCGGGCTGAAGGGGATGGCGTGATGGGCGAGAAGAACAAGCTCTCCAGTGCGGACCTGACGAAGATCCGCGTCATGCGGGACCACGGCATGACGCTGAAGGCCATCGCCGAGGAGTTCGGCGTGACCGAGCCCGCGATCTTCTTCGCTCTCCAGCGGATCGAGCGGAGGTCGTAGTGGACTGGTGGCAGAGCGTCGGCAACATGGTCGACTTCTTCGGCGACACGCCGGCCCTGGCCGTCGACATGGCCCTGAACGGCGCGAACCCTGATCACGTCGGCTATGACCTCGCGTTCGGCCTTCAGGCCGCGCCGACGCCCATTGACGTCTACCCCTCGGAGACGTCCCTCGCTGAGCCGGGGGTCTGATGGGCGACGGATGGGGCGGCTTCCTCAAGAACGTCCGCGATGGGGCCTTGATGGTCCCCATCGTCGGTACCTACGTGGGCGCCGGAATCGACTGGGCCGCCAACCTCGATGACAAGCCCTCGGGCACCGGCAAGTTCATCGAGAACAACTTCCTCAAGCCCGGCTCGATGCCGATCGAGAAGGCGATGCACGGCATGGCCTGGCTGTACGACAACGGCGTCAGCCAGCCCATGAGCACCTTCCTGCTCGCGGGCACGCACGCGGAGAGCAAGGGCGTGGGCGAGCTGCTCAGCGGCAGCGCCTGGGCCAAGGCCTGGCACGTTGCGAACCACGTGAGCCCCGGTCAGGCCTTCTGGGCCAACCACGGCGAAGTGGAGCAGATCCTCAAGGACCGTCCGCTGTACGCCACCCCGGGCGCGGCCTACCTGCCGCCGGACTGGAAGGACATGTCCGAGGACGAGCAGCAGAACGCGCTGAAGAAGGCGGGCATGCCGGTCATCGGCAACCGCGACGTTGAGGCGATGCGCAGGGACAGCTCCTTCTTCAAGTACGCCTCGGGGGCGACCGACTTCGCGGCCCGCTGGTGGCTGGACCCCGTGGTCCTGGGCGGCCGGGCGGTGGGGGCTGCCCGCACGAAGTTCGTGGTGACGCCGCGTCCGGCCGGGGGCTGGTCGGGCGGGGACATCGACAGTCTGATGAAGAGCTCGCGCATGGCCAAGGCGCAGGACTTCCTCTGGCAGAACAAGGACAATGCCCAGCTCATCAACAACCTGAGCATGTTCCGCAAGTCGGCCCTCGGTCCCCGCGCCGGCGGCATCATCTCCCAGCTCAAGAGCCCCGAGGAGGTCAACCTCTTCCTGCGCACGACGCTGGGCGACGTGGACGCCCGCGCTCAGCTCCAGACGGAGAACGCCGCCGCGGCCACGCGCATGGACCAGGACACCTCACGCCTGGCGAACATCGAGCTGGGCATCATGCCGCGGGTTCAGGCCCTGGCGAACCCGAACCTGGAGGCCCTTGTCACCCGTCGCGCTGACCAGCTGCGCGACCGCATCGCGGCGGACGAAGACCTGGCCCAGCGCTACAGCCAGACGCTTGACCACTACGCGGAACTGGACGCGCTGAACCTCACCAAGTACAGCGCCAGCCGCGCGTACACGCGCACCTCGAAGCAGAACCTGTTCAGGACGGGCCCTGCGCTCGGGACGCATGGCGTTGCGCGACCGGATGGCGCTGGTTCGGTGGCCGCCAAGGCCGAGGGCCTGGCCAAGACGCGGATCTACGCCAACGACCTCTTCGGGCAGAGCTTCACCCTCGTGCGCTCCTTCCAGGAGGCGCACCCCAACGGCCTGATAGCCGTGGATGACATCCACCCCGAGGCCATTGACGAGCTGCGGGGCCAGGTGGCCCGCATCCCGGGCATCGGCTCGGACATCCGCGCCAGCCTGGTGAACCAGTACCTCAAGACTGCGACCGAGGGCGAGCGCATCCAGCAGTTGGACGAGATCCAGCGCCTGGGCGTCATCAAGGTCGCGCAGAAGCACGGCTTCACCTACGACGAAGGCATGGCCCTGTACCGCGAGTACCGGGCCAACATCAGCCATGGCCAGGATGAGCTGCGCCGCTACTCCGGCGCGAACTTCGGCGATGAGCGCACCACTGCCGACCTGTTCCAGGGCGAGGACGGCGCGATCCTGCGCCCCCACCCGAACATGGTCACCAAGCTGGCCAACGATCAGGTTCTGATCGACCTCCCGGCCCTGAACAAGACGCTGGCGCGCAACGCCTCGATGCTCAAGGGCATCCGTACATCACGGGTCGGTAACCCCGACTGGATCATCGACGGCCTCGATGGCCTGTCGCACCTGTGGAAGTTCGCCACGCTGTTCAGGCTGGGCTACATCCCCCGCGTGCTCTCCGATGACCTGCTCGGTCAGGTCGCGCGCGTGGGCGCGGCCACCATGGCCAGTCGCACGGGGTACGGCGTCAAGAACCTGGCCACCAACCTCTTCCACTGGAAGCCGTCCAGCCATTACGCGGGAGCCGAGGCCGCTGCCCGCGAGGGCATCAGGTATGCGGATGACGAGGTCAAGGCCCTCCAGCCCACGGCCGACAGACTGCGGGAGACCATCGCGCAGCGTGAGGCCGTCCACAAGACGGACCTGAGCCGCGCCAAGGGGCGCGCCTCGCGCGCCCAGGCCAAGCTGGCCGCGATGGACCCGGCGGCCGACGCCGTGAAGCACGCCGCGATGCAGCAGCTGGTCAGCAAGCTCGACAAGGGCGTGACGACGGCCGAGAGCCGTCTCGCCGGTCATTCGCCGCTGCGCAAGCAGCGCCTGGCCGACCTGGACGACCAGCTTGCCGAACTGGCGTCGCACCGCGACCTGCACGTGAGCGCGGCGGAGGCCGCGAAGCAGGCCCGTATGCGTGGCCTCCGGCAGTCCTCGCAGCTCTACAAGCAGACCGAGGTGGCGCCCGGCGTGGTGCTGCCCCCGGCGCTCGGGGGCAAGCAGGGCGAGTACTACATGAAGATGATCAGCTCGGACGACTCGCTGCGCACGCTGCTCCAGCGCAACAAGCAGATGATCCACAGCAACTTGCAGCGCGCGTACGGGAACACGGCCGCTGCGCCGATCTCCTACCCGGGCAACGAGAACCTCTTCGTGCAGGCCTGGGACAAGGCGATCAACCACCAGATCATGCAAGACGAGTTCGCGACCCGGGCCGTCAAGGGCGCCTCGATCAACGACATGGCGCAGTGGCTGCGGCGTACGCCCGCCGGCCGGGCGTACCGCAAGCGTCTTGGGATCAAGTACGACACGCCTGAGCGCATTGCCGCCTCCGTCTGGCACGAGGTGGACGAGTACATGCCCGCCGGCTCCGGCATCCGTGAGGCCGCCCTGAAGGGCGAGGCTGACCAGGAGCTCCTGACCGAGGCCGCCAAGGGCGGCATCTACCCGCAGTACGTGCACTCGGCCCAGCTCGGAGAGGCCCTGGCGGGCACCAACAGCGCCACGCGCGCCATGGATCGCGTGGTGGACTGGTGGTACAAGTGGGCCGCCTCCCAGCCCGCAGACCGTATGTCACGCCATCCGCTCTTCAACCAGCTCTACGAGGGCCACGCCCGCGCCATCGCGGGCCAGGAGCTGAAGCAGGGCGTCAAGATCTCGCAGAAGGACGCCGACCGTATCGCGGAGACGGCGCGCCGCCTGGCCCTGAAGGACACGCGCAAGCTGGTCTTTGACATCGCCCACCGGAGCGATGCGGGGGCCATGCTGCGCTTCATGTCGCCGTTCTATGCGGCGACCACAGAGGCCTGGCAGCGCTGGGCGCGCATCATCGCGGACCGGCCTCAGACGGTCGGCTACGCCTCGATCTTCTTCAACGGGCCGGTTGCCCAGGGCTGGATGCAGGACCAGGACGGCAACGTCCTGAACAAGGACGGCACGGTGAGGGTCTGGGACGAGAAGGCGAACCGCCTCGTCCCGCGGTTCGTGCCGAAGTCCGAGCGCCAGATCATGGCGAGGGTGCCCAAGTTCATCGCGGACGGGCCGATCGGCAAGATCTGGGGCATGGACAGCTCCGGGAACTGGAAGATCTCCCAGGACTCCATGAACCTGATCACCCAGGGAGATCCCTGGTTCAACCCGGGCACCGGGCCGATCGTGTCCATCCCCGCCTCCATGCTGGTGAAGGACAAGCCGAAGCAGGCGGAGTTGCTGCGGCACCTGGGCGTGCTGCCGTTCGGCCCCACGCCGGGCGGCATCACCGACACGCTGGTTCAGCAGAGCGTGCCGGCGTACGCGCGCAACTTCCTGACGGCCTTCGACACGTCGGACGACCGGTACCAGCGCATCAAGCTCCAGATCATGCAGAAGGCCGCGTACGAGCACGCGAACCTCGGCAAGCCCATGCCGTCCGCTCAGGAGATCGCGGACCGCACGCGCAACTACTGGATGTTCAGCGCGGTCAGCGCCTGGACGCAGCCCTTCAGTACGCAGAAGCCCGACCAGTACCAGTTCTACCGGGACCAGTACAACGCCCTGCGGCGCAAGAACCCGCTGACGGCGGATGAGGAGTTCCTCAAGCGCTTCGACGAGAGCTACTTCATCTTCGCCCAGGCGAGCACCGAGAACGCGGGCGGTGTTCCGGCCACGAAGAAGGCCGCGGAGCTCACACAGAAGTACGCGGGCCTGATCGCCAAGAACCCCGACCTGGCGGCCCTGATCGTGGGTCCTGAGGGCAACGGGCCCTTCTCGCCGGAGGCGTACGCCTACCAGCTCAGCACGCCCCTCACGCCCGGCGGGGCGGAGATGCAGCGCACGCACCTGAGCGCGGACGACGCGATGAAGGAGAACCAGCGGCGCCTGGGCTGGGCGAAGTTCACGCAGCTCAGCAACGCCATCACGGCGCAGATGCACTCGGCCGGCTACGACTCCTTCGAGGACGCGGGAGCTGAGCAGTTCAAGAGCATGCGCTCGGCCATCTCCAAGCTCCTCGGCAACCCCCTGTTGCCCGACGGCAGCCAGAACCCGTACTACAACGAGCAGTGGAGCAGGGACTTCTACACGATCGACGCCAAGCGCTACGACCGGATGATCCCCGGCCTGACGGCCGTCGCCCACTCCGACCTCGCGCAGCTGAAGAACCGCTCCGACCTGCGCAAGCTCCAGGAGTACCTGGGCTACCGCAAGGCCCTGACGACCACGCTCGCGCAGCGGGACAAGGCGGGCGGCTCCGCGATGCTCGCCGCGAAGAGCAATACCGACCTGGCCACGGCCTGGGGCCGCATCGTGGACGGCCTTGTGGAGTCGGACACCCGCTTCGGTGACCTCTTCCATCGCTATCTGTCGCGGGACCTCGGGATGAACATGGAGGAGGCGTAATGGCCGTCGCATCGAGCAAGAGCCCCGGCGGCGTAGACCCGGTCATGATGCAGGCGCTGCTGTCCCTGGCTTCTGGCCCGTCCGCCTCCGCGGGCGGCGGGGTCGTCTACATGGGCTCGGAGCGTTACACCAAGGGCGGCATGGACAAGGGCAGCGGTGGCCAGCTGCCCCGCGGCAAGACCATGTACGGCACCAAGGACATCACGATGACCGAGGAGGAGGCCACCAAGGACTTCTTCTACTGGTCAGCCAAGAAGCAGGGCGACTTCATATCGAAGGGCATCCTGGCTGGGCGCCTGCCGCTGGGCGCGGGCCTTCAGGAGGGCGCGGCGGACTGGAAGAAGCTTGTCTCACTGGCCGCACAGTTCGGCTCCGCCGGCAAGAAGGTCACGCCCTGGGACATCTTGGCCACGTATGTGGGCGCCTCCGGGGGTGGCAACGCCTGGACGCAGCAAGGCGTATGGGAGATCAACACACAGACGGGGCAGCGCCGGTACAAGGGCCCCGGCAAGTACCTGGGCAACGGGCAGGCGCTGGAGACCAGCTCGCGCGTGGACCTCACGGACCCGGACACGGCCAAGGCCGTGGCCACCAAGCTCTTCCAGGACATGATGGGCCGCGACCCCGGAGCGGGCGAGCTGGGCAACTTCGCGAGCGCCCTGCACTCCGCTGAGCAGAACTCACCGGTCGTGGCGAACACGACCACCACATACGACATGGACACCGGGCAGGCGCTCAGCTCTTCCACGGCGTCCTCCGGTGGCGTGAGCGCTGAGGGCAAGGCGTACCTCGGCGAGCAGCAGGTCAAGAAGAAGAAGGAGTACGGGGCCTTCCAGGCCGCGACGACCTACCAGAACGCCCTGGAGTCCCTCGTCTTCGGCGCTCCGGAGTAGGCCATGGCGAGCGGAGACGACATTGCCAGCCAGGCCCGGCAGTACCTGGGCACGAAGTACGCATGGGGCGGCTCGACTCCGAACAGCGGTTTCGACTGCTCGGGGCTGGTCAGCTATATCTTCGGCAAGAACGGCATCAGCCTGCCGCGGACCTCGTACAACCAGATCCAGGTGGGCTACTCGGTGCAGCCCAACAAGCTGCGCCCCGGCGATCTGGTGTTCTTCGACACCGACCGCAAGCTGAAGGGTGCCGATCACGTCGGCATCTACATAGGCGGCGGCAAGTTCATCCACAGCCCGCAGCCCGGCCAGGGCGTGAAGATCTCGTCCCTGGCCGAGGGCTACTACATGGACCGCTGGATGGGCGGACGCCGGGTTCCCGGCGTCTCCGCGTCGCCCACGGCCGGTGGCGGGTTCGCCGAAGAGGTTGCTCCGCGCCTGGACGCCAACGAGCTGGCCGAGACGTACGGCATGTCGTACGCGTTCTTCAAGTCCCAGCCCGAGCTGATGAAGATGCTGAAGGGCGCCGTGGCCGGGCAGTGGACCCCGGAGAAGTTCCAGGCCGAGATCAAGAACTCCACCTGGTGGAAGAAGAACTCCAAGACCACGCGCGAGGCGCAGGTCTTGCAGAAGACCGACCCAGCGACCTACAGGGCCTCGATGGAGGCCGCCCGCGTGGCGGCCAGGCAGATGGCCGTGAAGGCGGGCGCCATCCTCTCTGACAAGAACGTGGAGAAGCTCGCCAAGAACATGGTCTGGTACGGCTGGGAAGAGGCCCAGGTCACGAACTTCCTGGGCCAGTACGTGAGCTTCGGCAAGGATCACACGCTGGGCGGTCTCGCCGGCCAGGCGGCCAAGGCCATCAAGGACGAGGCGTACAAGAACGGCGTAGCCGTCACCGAGCAGTCCGTCCTGAACAACGCGCAGTACCTCGTGCGGGGCCTGACGAGCATGGAGAAGATCCAGGGCAGCCTTCGCGAGCAGAGCGCGGGGCTCTACCCCGCTTTCGCCGAACAGATCAAGGCGGGGGCCAGCATCCAGGATCTGGCCCAGCCCTACGTCCAGGTGGTGGCCCAGGAGCTGGGCGTTCCGGAGACGGACGTCAACGCCTTCTCACCGAAGGTGAAGCAGGCCCTGAACCGCGCGAACAGCAAGGGGCAAGCGGAGCCGATGGACCTGCACGACTTCACGCAGCTGGTGCGCAATGACCCGAGCTGGCGCAAGACCACGGCCGTGGCGGACAAGACGATGAACATCGGGCGTCAGGTACTGACAGACATGGGGTTGACGCGCTGATGGCGAGCCTCATGAGCATCCTGCAACAGGCAGGATTCCGCGGCGAGGGCCTGAAGATGGCCTACGCCATCGCCATGGCCGAGTCCTCGGGCAACGCCCGCGCGCACAACGGCAACGCCGGTACGGGCGACAATTCGTACGGCCTCTTCCAGATCAACATGCTGGGGGGCATGGGGCCGGAGCGCAGAAGCCGCTACGGCCTGTCCTCGAACGAGGCTCTCTTCGACCCGCTCACGAACGCCAAAGTCGCCTACAAGATGTCGAACGGGGGCAAGAACTGGGGCCCGTGGTCGACATACGGCAATGGCGCGTACAAGACGTACTACGGCGGTTCCGGCGCTCAGGTGGGCAACTCCAGCGGCGGCTATTACACGGGCTCCGGGTACGCAGGGACGGGCACGGTGACGCCGAAGCTCGACAAGGACGAGCTGGCCTCGCAGTACGGCCTGTCGGCCGCCCTGATCAACTCCTCCAAGGAGTTGAAGAACCTCTTCAACAAGGCCGTCTCCGGCGGCTGGAGCGCCGCCAAGTTCGGTGCGCAGCTGAAGAACTCCAAGTGGTGGCGTACGCAGAGCAGCACGCTGCGGAAGTACCTCACCACCAAGTTCACAGACCCCGCAACCTTCAAGCAGAACTGGGGCAATGCTCAGTACAAGGTCAACCAGCTGGCCGTCACCGTCGGCCTGGGCAACCAGATCACCAAGGGCAAGTCCTCGAAGCTGCTGAAGGCAGCGATCTACAACTCACTGGCCCTCGGCTGGAGCGATGCCCGGATCAAGGACTGGCTGGGCTCCAAGGCGTCCACGCACGGCGGCGTGATGTGGGGCGAAGCCGGCGAGGCCTTCGACAAGTTCCACGAGCTGGCGTACCTCAACGGCATGCGCTACAGCAGCGACTGGTACAAGAAGAACGCCGTCTCCGTGGTCTCCGGGAAGTCCACGCTGGAGAACGTAGAGGCAGGCATCCGCAAGGCCGCAGCGGCCCGCTACGGCGCCTTCGCGGAGCAGATCAACGCCGGGCAGAACGTCATGGACCTGGCCGCGCCGTACATCAAGTCCGCGGCCACGCTCCTGGAGCTGCCCGAGACGGACATGGATCTCTTCAACAACCACATCGCCAAGGCGATGACGGCCAGGGTCGCCAAGGGCGCGGAGAGCGGCTCTCAGATGCCCTTGTGGCAGTTCGAGAACGAGGTGCGGGCTGACCCGCTCTGGCGCAAGACCAACAACGCCCGCGAAAGCATGATGACGGTGGCCCGCCAGGTCGCCAAGGACTTTGGATTGGCGTACTGACATGTCGAGTCCCGTGCAGCAGAACGTCCCGGACGAGTTCCAGAACGAGCTGGACCTCCCCGAGCCCGGACAGGTCGACCAGGCAGCGGTCAACAAGGCGAAGGGCAACCTGACCAAGGAGAAGATCCGCGGTCACCAGAACGCCATGAACATCGGTGCAGCCCACCACAGGCTGACCCGCCTTGAGGCCCAGCTCAAGGACAAGCACATCTCGGGGACGCGGAAGGCGGCGCTCCAGAGGGAGATCGCCGCCCAGAATGCGTACATCAAGTCGCAGAGCACGGCCCAGAAGGCCTCGATCAAGAATCAGGGCGCCCTCCAGAACAAGGTCTACGAGGCCAGCGGCCAGTACGACAAGCTGCTGAAGGGCGACAACCGGGACGCGTACCTGGCGCTCAAGAGCCTCTTCGGCCAGTACGGCCTGGACTCCCTTGCGGGCAAGATTTTCGACTACGTGAAGCAGGGCTACGGGGCCGACACCATCGGCCTGTTGCTCCAGGACACCAAGGAGTACAAGACCCGCTTCGCGGCCAATGACGCCCGCGCGAAGGCGGGCCTGGCCGTGCTGAACCCGGCTGACTACCTGGCGACCGAGGCGTCGTACCGGCAGATCCTCAGCTCCGCTGGGCTGCCGAAGGGCTTCTATGACAACCCGGCCGACTTCCAGAACTGGATAGCAGGGGACGTCTCTCCGACGGAGATCAAGGACCGCGTGGACCTGGCGGTGGCCGCCACCGGCCAGGCCAACCCGCAGTACAAGCAGGCCCTGTACCAGATGTACGGGATCAACGAGGCCGACCTCGCGGCGTACTTCCTGGACCGGAAGACCGCAGAGCCGATCCTGAAGAAGCAGGCAGCAGCGGGCGCCATCGGCGCCGCGGCCATCCGCCGCGGCTTCAAGACCTCCACGCTGGACCTGGAGGGGTACGCCACGATCGGCATCACGGCCGATCAGGCGGAGCAGGCGTACGCGCAGATCGCGGACGGCTTCGAGTCCATGCTCGGCATCGCGGGCCGCTACGGCACCACGTGGAACCAGCAGCAGGCGGAGCAGGAAGTGTTCACGCCGGGCGCTGCGGCCTCCGTGGGGGCCGAGAGCGCCTCGGAGAAGGGCAAGCGGCTCCGCTCCCAGGAGCGGGCCCAGTTCGCGGGCCAGCAGGGCTCCTCCAGCGCGGGCCTGAACGCCGGGTACTCTCAGACGTGATGGCCTCGCACTAGGTCAGAGCTGTTCCGGCGCCAGCGGGAGACCGTGAAGAGTGCTGAGAAGGGCAGCCGCCATCCAACCCACCCCGCCCCTTGTGGGCGGGGTTTTTCATGTCTGTACGGCTTTCAACTAACAGTGCTAGCGGAATAGCGCTAGCGCGCGTACATTCCCCGCCCGACGGACCGACCGGCCCCGTCCCAGGACAAGGCCGGCAGCGGAGCGTGACCCCTTCCCCCGGAGGGCGAGCAGGCCGCGACCGATGAACGGGAGTGCGCAGTGAGCGAGTACAGCTTTGGCTACGACCCCTCCGGCGATGAGTCGGACCTGGGCGAGACACAGAGCCAGCCCCAGGGACCCAAGTGGTTCCGCGAGGGCCTGGACAAGCTCTCCAGTCAGGTAAGCGAGCTGAAGGCGGAGAACGACCGCCTGAAGGCAGCTCAGGTCAAAGGCCAGGTAGAGGACGCGCTCAAGGCGAAGGGGTACGCACCGCAGGCCGCAGGCCTGTATCAGGGCGACCCCGCCAAGCTGGACGACTGGCTGACCGCCAATGGCGGCGCCCTGGCCAAGCTCCCCGCCGCTCCCGGCGAGGAAGGGCAGCAGGGCGAGCAGGCCCCCACGGGGCCTCCGGTCTCCGTCGTTCCGGCTTCGGGTCAGGAGCAGATGCAACGCATGGCGGAGCAGGGCACGCAGGGCGTGGCCCCTCCACAGGGCTCTGACAAGGAGCTGGCTGCCGCTCTCGCGGCGTGCCAGACCCCAGAAGAGTTCAACCAGCTCATGCAGTCGCACGGCAGTCCCTACGACTGGTCCTGACCTCTCCCCGTTCACTACGGCACCCCGGAGGGGGTGAGAGGCCACCATGGCTAACGCCTATACAGACACAAGCGCCATGTCCAACGCGGTCCAGACCGCGTACGACAAGCGCTTCGAGTTCGCTCTTCGCAGCCAGCCCCTGTTCCGCGCCATCGCGGACAAGCGCCCCGCTGACACGACCGCCCCCGGCGGCTCGATCGTGCTGGAGCGCTACCAGGATCTGGCGGTTGCCACCACCGCACTCACCGAGACGACCGACCCCGACTCGGTGGCGATGGGCAACCCGACCACCACCACGCTCACGCTCAACGAGTACGGCAACCCGATCCTCCGGACCCGGAAGCTGTACCTGTACTCGCTGACCGACGTGGACCCGGCTATCGCGAACATCATCGCGTTCAACGCCGCAGACAGCATCGACACCGTGGTGCAGACCGAGCTCCGCTCGGGCACCAACGTCATCCAGCGCAAGGCCGGCACGGTCTCCTACGTGACCACCGGTACGGTCTCGCTGCCCGTGGGCACCACGATGACGAACACCGACACGTTCAACTCCGCCATCGCCCGCATCGCTCCGGTGAAGCTGCGCACCAACAAGGCCGTTCCCCGCAAGTCGGGCCTGTACTGGTGCGGCATCCACCCGGAGGTCTCCCACGACCTTCGCGCGGAGACCGGTGCGGCTGCCTGGCGCGACCCGCACAACTACTCCGCCGCGGGCAACATCTGGGCCGGTGAGATCGGCGCCTACGAGGGCGCCTACTACATCGAGTCCCCGCGTTGCTACAACGCCGTGGACGCCGGAACCGGCGACAACACCGTGCGCCGCTTCCGTACGTACTACGCGGGCCAGCAGGCCCTGGCGGAGGCCGTGGCCGATGAATTTCATGTCGTGGCCGGGCCAATTGTGGACAAATTGGCCCGTTTCCGGCCTCTGGGCTGGTACGGCGTGGCGGGCTGGAAGATCTACCGCAACGAGGCGCTGATCCGCGCCGAGACGACTTCCAGCATCGACTTCAACTAGTCATGGCCACCTGGACGTTCAGGCCCCCCACTGTCAATGAGGGGCCTGCGTCCTGGGATGACCCCCTGTTCCTCCGGGTCAAGCTGGCCCGGGGGATCACGGTCCTGGACACGTCGGGCTCCTACCGGGCGGTCCGCTTCCCCACCCAGGACGAGATCGCGGCAGCGACCAACGCGTACATGGGCGGCCACGAATACGTGGTCACCGACGCGACCAAGGCCGCGCTGATCGCCGGCGGAGTCGGCGTCACCACCTCGAACTTCACGCTCATCTCGTAGGGACTCGCCATGGCGAAGAAGACCACCCTCCCGGCTGCGGCCAAGAAGAAGGCCATGCCGCCCAAGCCGCCCGCCTCGGGCGGGCGTACGCCCCCGCCCTCGGGCTCGGGCAAGGCCATGCCGCCCTGGATGGCGCAGGCGGCCAAGAAGGCCGCTCCGAAGCGCACTCCGCGCAAGTCCGGGGGCAAGTGATGGTCGGCTCGTACTGCCCTGAGGGCGACGGCGGCAACAGCACGATCACCAACCAGGACGAGCAGCTCATCCTGAACGCCACGGTGGCGGCTGTGGCCATCCAGAACACCGCGCTGGGCACTGAGGACGACTCGCACGTCGTCATCGGCTTCCGTGACGCGGATGTGGCGGGCTCCTGATGTGCCGCTCAGGGTGCCCGACGAAGGACCACGCCTCGTGGGGCGCCTGCGCCCGCGCGGCGAACCTCCGCGTGGCGTACTGCGGCGTCGGTGGCGGAGATGCCACCGAACAGAAGCGGTGGGACTCGGAGCTGGAGCTGTATCGCCAGGCGCGCAAGCAGGGCGTCCAGCCCGACGGCACGAAGACGAATCAGATCATGTCGGCCCTGAAGGCCAGCGACGCCGCAGGAGCGGCGTACGGGCGGGACTTCAGTAAGGCCGACCCCATGCCCTCGGAGGCCTGAGATGACGTCCATGAGGGTCACCACGGCGCCCCTGGCCAACGCCTCCATGGGGGCCGCCAAGGCCGTTACGGCGCCTACGGCGGGTCAGGCTCTGGTGACGTCCCTGCCGCCCAGCGGCAAGGGCCTGTACCGCATCCAGGTGTGGGCCTACCTGTCCGGCGCCGCTCCGGCGGCAGCCGACAACGGCAACATCGAGTTCCGCTTCGGCGGGACCGTGCTGTCCTCCATCCCGCTCGTACCGGCGATCAACGTCCCCACCGTGTGGGAGACGTACTTCACCAGCGACGGGGCCACGAACTTCTCCGTCAACGCCACAGGCGCCGCCACCGCGGCAGTCGTCTACAGCGTCTTCTTCATCGCCACGAAGGTGGACGAGCGGTCGTGACCACCTTCGATCAGCTCACCAAGCAGGTGCGTCAGCAGCTGCTGGGCTTCGCCCTCAGCCAGGAGTCCGTCAGCGAGCTGTCCGTGAGCATGGCGCCCTCGGACACGGCCTTCACGTGCGACGCGGCCACGGTGAACAACCTCAGCCGCGGTCTGGTCGAGATCGATGACGAGCTGATCCTTCTCAAGACCTACGACGCCACGAGCGGCGTTGCCAGCGTCATGGGTCTGACCAACGGGCGCGGTTACGAGGGCACGACGGCTGCGAGTCACAGCGCGCATGCGCTGGTGACCTCCAACCCGGCCTTCCCCAAGGCCCGGATCAAGGAAGCCATCAATCAGACGGTCTTGGGCATCTACCCGGACCTGGTGGTCTTCTCCTCCACGGAGATCACCAAGTCCGCCTCGGTCATCGAGTACGAGCTTCCCGCGGACCTGTCCGACGTCTGGTACCTCAACGGGCAGTTGATCGGGCCCACCAAGGTCTGGCAGCCGCTGCCCAACTGGCGCTTCAACCCGAAGGCTTCGCCCACCGTGTTCCCCTCGGGCAAGTCCATCGAGGTCTTCGACGCGGTCACGCCCGGCCAGAAGATCCGCATCGTCTACGCCAAGCCTCCGAGCGTGCTGGTGAACGGCTCGGACGACTTCGCCGCCACCACCGGCTTCGCGGAGCGCATCACCGACCTGGTGGTCTACGGCGCCTGCAAGCGGCTCCTGCCCGCGCTGGAGAGCGCGCGCCTGCAAATGCAGGCCGTGGAAGCCACCGAGCGGGCCGTGCTCGTACCGCCGGCCTCGGCCGCCAAGGCGGCCTCCCTGTACGCCTCCCTGTACGCGGAGCGCCTGGCACAGGAGCGGGCCCTGATGTTCTCCGACGTCCCGAACTACGCGATGTTCCAGGGGAGCTGACCGTGGCTAACGCCTTCTTCTACTCCAACAACGCCCAGCAGACGACCCTGTCCGGGTCGATATCCGCGGGCGCCCTGTCGGTGTCTGTGGGCGCCACCACGGGCTTCCCCGGCTCCTTCCCGTACATCCTGGCCCTGGACTACGGGGCGGCCACGGAGGAGCTGGTGTCGGTCACGGCAGCGGCCGGGACGACCCTGACCGTGACGCGCGGCTACGGCGGCACGAGCGCTCAGAGCCACTCTCTGGGCGCCGTGGTGCGGCACACCTACAACGCCCAGGACGCCACCGACTTCCGCACGCACGAGGCCGCCACCGCGGCCATCCATGGCGTTGCGGGCACGCTGGTGGGCACCAGCGACACGCAGGTTCTGAGCAACAAGACGCTGACGAGCCCGACTGTCAACGGCGCCCTGTTTACGGGCAACCCCGTCTTCGAGGCGGGTCTCGCGGCGACCATCGCCAGCTCGCACCGCGTCACAGCCGACACGACACCGCGTCTTCAGACGCAGGCGGACGGAAAGCTGCTGTGGGGCCCCGGCAACGCCGCGGCCGATACGAACTTGTACCGCTCCGGGGCCGACACGCTGACCACGGACGACCTCATGCGCAGTGTGAGGACGGCCACGGGCGATGCTGCTTTCTCGACCCGCGTCGGGGCTGAGGCCAATGCCCGCTGGTACGTCCAGGCGGACGGCTTCATGAACTGGGGCCCAGGCGGGGCGTCCAGCACGGACACGACGCTCTTCCGCAGCGGCGTGGGCGCCCTGACCACCGGGGGCGACTTCAACGCCTCAGGCACGCTCACAGCCTCTCCGTCCAGCACTGCCAAGGACGGCCTGAGCACCAATCTGCCGACGGCGACCGTCGGCGACCTGCTGAACCTGCGGGTCAACAGCTCCATCCAGGCCGCCATGGGCTCGGACGGCGCCTTCCGCATCTACCAGGGCAACTCGGGTATCCCCTTCACGCCGACCGTGGCCGGCGGCGGCACGGTCACCTGGACCACGCGCACGGGCCTGTACTTCCGCATCGGCAAGATGATCTTTGTGAAGATCTACCTGTCCATCAACGCGGCCGGGTCCGGCGCGAGCATCTTCACCGTCGACATGCCGACCAGCGTGGAACGCACGACGCGCCAGGTACTGACGGTCCACGCCGAGTCGACCGGCCCGAACGGCTCGCACATCGGCGGCGGTGAGGCTGTCTTCTTCACCGGCGGTTCGGGCGGTACTGCCGACCGTATCCGTATCGATGAGGGCGCGGCTGTCGGCCGCGAGCAGAACCTCACCGGCGCCGACCTCCTGGCTGGTGGCGTCATCACCATTCAGGGCTGGTATCTGGAGGCGTAATGGCCGGCATTGTCTCGCGGCTGCCGTTCCCCCTCTCGGGGCGCACGGCCGCGGCGTCCAGCTCCTTCGCCCTCGACGGCGTCCAGTACGCCTTCGCCATCGGCGGTATGCCGTTCCTGTCGGGCATCTCGGACGAGCGGGTGATGACCCGCGCGGGCGCGCAGCTGAAGAAGGACCAGTTCGACAACCAGCGCGAGCCCGGCGAGCAGTCGCTCGCGAACTGGTGGCTGAGGAGCCAGGCCACCTTCATCGGCGGGGAGGGGCTCCTGTACCAGGACCCCGACCAGGTCCAGGTGGCGAACCTCCAGAACCGCCACGCCATCCTGTACGGCCACAGCGTGGGCGTGAACCCGTGGACGAACGGCAAGCTGACCCTGCTGCGCAAGACCACGCAGCGCATCGCGGACAGCTCGGGCAACACGCACTTCCTCCAGGGCTGGAACAACGGCACCGATCGCTTCTGGAGCGCGGTCGGCAACGTCCTGAAGTCCGACGACGGCACGACGACCACGGCCATCACATGGGGCGGCGCCAACACCATCCGGGCGTTGGCCTCTGACGGTACGAACTACTTCGCCGCGGACAACGTCAATGTCTACAAGGGCGCCGGGTCCGGCGTCGGTGCCGTGTGGACGGCCACCGGCACCACGAACGTCTGCCTCGGCTGGGCCAAGGGCCGCATCATGGTTGGCCTGGACAACAAGATCTACGAGACGGACACCGCAGGTGTGAAGACCCTGCGGTTCACGCATCTCAATGCGGCCTGGACCTGGACGGCCATAGCCGAGGGCACCAACGCCATCTACGCGGCCGGGCAGGCCGGCTCCCAGGGCGCCATCTACAAGTTCGTCCTGGACTCCTCGGGCAACGTGCCCACGCTGGCAAGCGGTGGCATCCAGACCGCCCAGCTCCCGCTGGGCGAGACCGTGAACGCCCTGACGACGTACCTGGGTACGTTCGTCGGCATCGGCACGTCCCGCGGTTTCCGCGTCGGGCAGATCGACTCCAACGGGGACATCCAGTACGGGCCCCTGCTGATCTCCAACAGCTCCGGCTGCAAGGCCGTCGCGGCCTATGACCGCTTCTTCTTCGTCGGAGCCTCCAACGGCATCGACGGCAACAGCGGCCTCTACCGGGTGGACCTGGGCCAGCCCGTGCAGGACTCGGGTTCCCAGGCCGGCGGACGCTTCGCGTACGCCACCGACCTTCAGGCCATGCTGACGGGCGCCGTCACCAGCGTGACGAACTTCGGCAACAGCGACCGCATGGTCTTTGCCGTAGGCGCTGCGGGCGCCTACCTGGAGCACGCCAGCGACCTGGAGACCACCGGCTACCTCCAGACCGGACGCGTCCGCTACAACACACTCGAACCGAAGATCTACAAGTTCATCAGCGTGAAGACACCCACGGCTCTCTTCGGCTCCGTGGGCGTCTCCGTCATCGAGCCGGGCGGCTCCGAGACCTCGATCCTGACGATCTCCCAGGGCGGCAGCTCGGTCATCGAGAACGTCGTGATGGCCGCACCCGCGAGCGCGGTGGAGTGGGTGCAGATCAAGCTGACGCTGGGCCGCTCGGGCACGGACACCACCAAGGGCGGAGAGGTCAACGGCTGGCAGCTCAAGGCCATGCCCGGCGCCGTGCGCCAGCGCGTCTTCACCATCCCGCTCCTCTGCTTCGACAAGGAGCAGACCCGCTCCGGGCAGATGGTGGGAGCCGAGGGCCGCACGCTGGCCCGGCTGGGCCAGTTCGAGCAGATCTTCGCCAAGGGCGATGCGGTGGCCTTCCAGGATCTGAGGAACGACCAGAGCTATCTGGTCGTGATCGACGACTACCGGTTCGAGCAGCGCGCCCAGCCGGGCGCGAACAACTCCAACTACGGCGGGATCTTGTGGGTGGAGCTGCGGACCATCGCGGATGTGATCACGGCATGACGAACGAAGAGAAGGCCGAGCAGTTCTACCGGGCGCAGAAGGACGTTGAGCGCCTCGTTGAGGAAGGCGCCACGTCCTGGATCATCGTTATGTCCCTCTGGCGGCGCTTCCGTGGCCTGGAGGGCAAGGGGCACGTGTACCTGTCCACATCGTGCGAGCACGAGGAGCACGGCTACTGCCAGAACGAGAAGGGCCAGGCCGGGCCGAAAAAGCCCGGCGAGTGCAAGTTCTGCGGAGCCAAGTGCATCTGCTGGTGCCACCGGGAGGCCACCGATGTGGCCGCCTGACCGCGTCATCATCGCGCCGGCCTCCGAGGCCGAGAGAGACGCCGTGCGCACCGCTCAGCGGGCTCTCAGCGTGGACGTGACCGGAGAGATGGACAACGCCACCAAGAGCGCCCTGAGGGGCGTACAGCAGCTCTTCAGGCTCCCGGTCACGGGAGTACTCGACAAGCCCACGGCCGAGGCGCTGGACCGCCTGCGGCCACCATCCCTGAGGGGGGACGAATGAGATCCACCATCTTGCAGCTCGGCACCGCTGCGCTCGTCATCGGCGGGTTCGTGGTGCTGACCCTGAAGGGGTCGGACACCACGCCGTACGTCGCGCTCGTGATGCCGATCCTGGGCGCGGTCTTCGTGATCAACCACCTGGACACCAGGTCGGACCATCAGGACAAGGCCCTGGAGAAGATCACGCACCAGACGAACGGCGTGCTGACGGAGCGGATCGAACAAGCGGTGAACAATGTGCTCGATGCACGGAGTTCCGGTGAAGACCTTCCGGATGTCACTACTGGGCAGTAAGGTCTCGGGAGCAGCAGTCGTTCCGGACACCCCTTGTCCCGGAACGCAGAAAGGGGGCCAGCGTCAGCTGGCCCCTTTTTCTTTCTCCAGGTATGCGATCGCAGCCCGCAGATGCTGAGCGCTGTCGCGGAAGAATCCCAGCCCGACGTTGCACCCCTGGCACAGAACGCCCCGGACGCCACCGGTGGCGTGGTCGTGGTCCACGCGCAGATCTTCAGCAGCACCGCATATTGCGCAAGCCTTGCCCTCTTTGAGGGCGTGGGCCTCTTCGCGCGTGAGGCCGTGTGTGCCACGGCGACGCTTCCAGTGCGGATGCTCGCGGCGGTACTCCCGTAGCGCCGTTTTGCATCTCACGCCCTTGCCGACACGCTTGATCGCGACTGGTCCACAGTTCGCGCAGACGGCTGTCCACGCTTCGCGATCGACCTCGGTCAGGCGGTGTATCCATTTGCTCATGGCCGGGGAAGGTACCCCAGAACGCAAAAAAAGAGCCACCCCGAAGGGTGGCTCTTTCTGCGCTCCGAGGAGAGGTTCCGGGTGATGAAGCCGGAGGTACGGGGCGCTGCCGGCCGGAGAGGGCCGACGGCGTCCATGATGTCACGCGGGCTTGGAGACGTCCGCTTCCTCGACCGTGACCCTGCGCTGCACGGTGCGCACCTTCGTGCGCGTGCACTGGTAGACCTCGATCTCGTCGTCGGTCGTGCAAGCGGCCTGCCTGGCCGCTGACGTCGCGCTCTCCGCGTTCGGGTACAGCCCGCCGTCGCCGGTGACCTCGAACCACTCTGCGTCAGCCATCGGTTTCCTCCGTGCGAAGTTCGATGATCTGCCAGGACAGCCTGACGGCTTCGGCCTGGCGGTTGACGGCCCTGCGCAGGACGTCAGACACGGTCCCGCCCCACGTGACGCACAGGACGTTCAGATCCTTGCGCATCTGGTCGTCGATGCGTGCAGACGCCTGTCTGCCCAGCTTGGGCAAGTCATGCGCCACTGTCAGACACCTCCGGATCGATGAACTCGGAGCAGTCACAGCCGCACCCGCAGGTGCCGCTGTAGCGGTCGCGCAGCTTGCCCGCCAGCTCGCGGGCGTGCTCGTCGCGCGCTTCACGCACCAGCTCGTCGGCCCTCTCGAACCCGATCGCAAGCGACAGGCCTTGCTGAAGCTCTGTCCAGACGCTCATTCCTGCTCCTCCGGCGGGATGAGCTCCCACTCGCCCTGACGGTCGGCGGGAAGCTCCGGTGCCGGGGGCACGACCCCGGCGGTCGGGGCCCAGCCGTTGTTCACGGCCTTCGGGCTCGTGCCCGGGACGACCTCCGTCATGGACGGGTACGCCGTCTGCGCCATCCCCAGCGCGAAGCCGGGGATGCGCTCGGGAAGGGGCTCCTTGCCCGTCTGGGCGTCCATGAAGGCGACGATGCGCCGCAGTGCCTCCAGCAGCTCGTCTCCCTCCAGGGAGGCGTCCAGGTCCCACGCCACGGTCATGGCGTCGTCCTTGTGGTGGAACTTGACCGAGCTGCGCCCGGCCACAAACTTGAGCATCAGCTCTCCTTGTTGATGATGGGCAGCACGCTGACGATCCCGGCCACGGGCCCCAGGTGGTGCTGGATGACGAGGGCCCCGTCCACGGCCCTCACGGTGGCGTCACCAGGAAGGGCCACCTCGAAGAGGTGGCCCGAGACGGAGTAGGCGACGGCGTACGGAGGACGCCGCTCTGGCTGGGGTGGGGGCGGGTCGTCCGCCTTGGGGCGGAACTGGAAGCAGTCGCAGTCCTCCCCGTAGCAGGCGCCCTCGGCGTTGACGTGCCTGGCGCGCACCGCGCCGCACGCGCATTTGTCGTACTCCGGCCCCTCCGGGGGCGGGAGGGTCGGATCCTCGGCCGCCTCCTCTTCCTCCTCGGGCGTGAGGGGCGGCTCGCTGTCATCAAGACACCCACACTCGTCCACGTCGCCGGGCGAGCCCGGCATCTCCAGCTCACGGCAGAAGCCGGAGTGCCCTGGATGCCCGCAGCCCTCGCAGCGAGGCTCCTCGTCCTCTGACGAGGCCCTGAAAGCCTCGCAGGGGCACCCGGTGGCCGCACAGTGCGTGTCGCTGTGGTCGGCCCGTACGTGCCAGTTATTGACGTGCGAGCAGGCGCACGCGGCGGTGAGCGAGCGGCGCTCGGGCTCCTCGGTCTTCAGCTTGAAGCCGTCGCATGAGCAGTTGCGGCAGCCGCCCTTGGTGACCGGGCGGTGGTTCACCTGGTAGTGGTCGCACTGGCAGCGCAGGAAGTCGCTCTTCGCGGGCTCGGGCTCCTCCCACGGCTTCCAGCCGCACCGCGTGTGGTCGCAGACGAGGCTCACACAGCGGCAGCCGTCTGCGGTACACGCCCCGCCGTTGCTGAACGGATGCCACGCTCCGCTGTGTCCACAGCGGCACTTATTCGATGAGCGCGCGGAGCCCTGCGGCTCCTTGCTCTCGGAAGATGTCATTGCAGTCCTTGCCGTTGGGCATGCGGATGGGACGGGCCCGGGTCTCCCGGGCCAGGAAGTTGGAGAACTTGGACCCCGCCTTGTCTCCGTCGCCGAAGGCGTAGATGACCTCGAAGTCCTCAAGGCAGCGGGAGAAGTGCTTCTGCCAGGTGTCCACACCGGGCACGCCCACGGCCGGGAGGCCGGCCAGGGAGAGGCTCATGGTGTCGATCTCGCCCTCGGCGATGCAGATGAAGGGCGAGTCCTTCTTGAGGTCCAGGACGTTGAAGAGGTTCGAGCCCCCGCCCTCGGTCGAGAGGTACTTGGGGTGGCCCTCGCACTCGTGCTGCTCTGCGCACCTGAAGCGCAGATTCACCACGCCGGCCGGCGTGAGGTACGGGATGGCCAGGCGCCCCCTGTACGCCTCGTGCCCCGCCAGCGGCCTACGAACGACGCCCAGGCGGTACATAGCGGCTGCGTCGGGGCCGAGACCCCTCGTCCTCAGATACGCCTGGGCGCTGGTATCGCCCGCCAGATCGCTCTGGTACGTCGTGACCGCCTGCTCGAAGTATCTCCGTTGCTCGGCGGAGAGCGTCTGCACGATCGCAGCCCTCCATCAGCTGTACGAGCTTCACCGCGGTGCCGGATGCGCCGCAGGCGAAGCAATGGAAGACGCCCTTCTCGACCGAGACGGACAGGGATGCACGGCTCTCGCCGTGGACGGGGCAGAGCACCAGCTCATTACCCCAGCGGCCCTCTTTCAGGTCGACGTTGTAGTGGGCGAGGACAGGAGCGATGGGAAGAGCAGGAACGACACGGCCAGTTGAAGATCCATACGAACCCATCCCTCAGCTCCTCCCGGACCGATCACGTCCCAGGGAAGGTACGCGTCCCACTCGAAGACGGCCTTGTACGGCCGCTTCACAACCAGGGCGCAGTACTTGGCGCCCGCGTTCTCCCGCTCCACGAGCGTCTCCCGCTTCCATGCGGCGAGCTGCGGCGTCACAGCCGCCTTGACCTCCACGACCACGCCGGGGATACCGGCGACGTCGCCCTTGTCCTTGTTGCCGGACAGGGCCCGCCGCTCGGCTGCGGGCCACCAGTTCTGGAGGTAGCGGACCACCTCCCGCTCTGCGGTGGTGCCCTTGGCCTTGCTCTTCGTGGTCACTCGCTCCCGCCCACGTAGCGGGCGTACACGCGCGCCTCACCATCTACGGTGCGGGACGTGGCCTCGAAGGCCCCAGGCGGCTGGTACGCGGCCACGTAGCCGCTCGCTATGTGCCGGGCCATGGCCGAAGACGACCCGCCCGTGCCGTACACGCTGACGATGGCCCACTCTCCGGGCCGCGAGCGCAGCTCCTGGGCCGCCTCCGTGTGCTTGCCCCGCTTGCCCGGGGTACGGCTCGTGGCCGGGGGCTCTTCGAACGTCAGGCTCATGGGGTGATCTCCCGTACTTCGATGCCCGCAGCGCGGGCAAGCTCGATCGTGTGCTGAGTGCCCTTGCCTCCGGGCAAAGGAAAGGCCAGGACCAGATCGGCCCCGGCCTTCACCATCTTCTCGTTGCGTATCGGTCCGGCTCTCTTGCCGAACTCCTCCCAGTGGGCGTGGTACTTGATCTCGATCACACCGAGGTCGAAGCCGGCCGTCTCGCACCAGTGATGGGCCGCAGCGTCCGCGCCCGTGGCGCAGGCGCCATGGATGAGCGTGAAGGGCCCGTGCTGGAGGTACAGCGTGTTCAGCTCGTGGGCGACCCTCACGGGGTCAGGCCACGCACGACTTCCGGTGACGAGGACGCGCATTGGCATACCTCCTCGACCATGTCGCAGCGCTCGCGCAGACAGCGGCGCTGGCGGAACTCGAAGGTGCCCATCTCTCCGTCCGGGCACTCATCGAACTCGACCTCCCAGGAGCTCCAGCGGTGGAAGATGCGGCAGGTCGTAGCTCCTCCTGCTGCCGCTTGCCGCAGCGACCGCATTCGCGGTACTGCACTCCGACGATGCACTTCACGCCAGTCCTGGTGTCGGTGCCGGTCGTGTTCATGACCGTCCAGCGGCCCCACTTATGGAGGGGCCAACAGCGCTTCATCAGTTCCAGTCCTCTCCTCCGCCCCAGCCCCCGTACGCGGGGGCCTGCGGCACGTAGTCCCCGATGAAGGACGTCGCGGCGTCCAGCGTCATGGGGAAGTGGTTGTTCGCGTCGGCGTCCGCCTTCGCGTGCCTGTTCTTCACGCACGCCACGTGCAGATCACCGGAGCCCGTCATGCCGCATGTGACGATGACCTCGGGCAAGGCCGAGACCTTGCCCTGCATGTCGCCCTTGCGCGGACAGGGCCTCTTCGTGCGCTCACTGTCAGAGGCGTGGTGTACGAGCAGGACGTGAGCCCCGGTCTCCCGGGCGAGCACCTTGGACTGCCGCAGCAGATCCCGCAGGTTCGCCCACTCGTCCCCACCAGTGTCGTGACCGACGTCCGAAGCGATGTCCACGATGATCTGGTCGGGCCACCGGCCCTCCACCTCATGCCAGGCGTACGCCCCGAGCCAGACGTCATCCATGGTCGGGTCAGGCCTGAAGTCCCACTTCAGGAAGTCGAACTGCCCGAGCAGTTCAGCGCACTTGGCCGACTCGGTCCGCAGCCACTGTTCCGTGGTCTCGGTCGGCGTGCGCGTGGTGATGGCCAGCAGACGACTGGCCACGGTGTCCTGGTCGGAGTCCGTGGAGAAGGCGAGCGTCGGCACCTTCATGTTCAGCACGGCGTTCAGCACGATCCGGGTCTTGTGAGACCCGGACTGCCCGAACAGCATGCTGACCGAAGCCCGCCGGAAGCGGATCGCCCTCGACTCCCAGGAAACGAAAGCGGGGGGCAGCGGCTCTTTGCCGACTGCCCCCCGCTTCACAGAGCGAGAGAGGGTGAGCACCTACCCCACCCAGTCCAGGAACCGGATGAGCAGGAACGGCCCGGTGAAGACCAGCAACGCGAAGACGATCCAGAACAGCGGCACGTTCGCGCTGTTCAGCTCCTCCTGGCGCTTGCGGTCGTACTCGCTCAGCCTGTAGTTCGGCATGACACCCCCTCTCCCCGCGGCCAGTGTGGCGCGGGGAGAGGTCTCAGGGGAAGTCATGGCCTAGGCCGGCATCGGCGAGAAGTCGCCGAAGGCTCCAGCGTGGGACGGGGCCACGTACCAGGACTTGTCCGCCTTGTTGAAGGAGACCAGGCCGCCTTCTGTCGGGCGGCCCTTGCGCATGCCGTACTGCGCCACGATGCCGTCAAACTGGCCCTTCTTGGGGTAGGGCACGTTCAGGCGGTACCAGCCGTTCTGCTGGAACTCGGGCGCGTTGTTCTGCACGGCCGCAGGAGCGCCCGCGTTCTGCCACTGGGCCGGAGCCGGGCCCTGTGGGGGCACCGGCGGACCCACCGGGTACTGAGCCTGGGGAGACTGCGGCAGCGGCATGGCCACAGGAGCGCCCTGAGGGGCCGGGACCTGGGTCGCCTGACCGAGACCCGCACCGATGGTCACCTGGGCCCCCATCGAGCTGTGGGCCACACCGATGACGTTGTACACGTTGCCCTCCTCCAGCTCCTGGAGGGCCGCGGTCAGTTCGGCCGCGGTGTGCGCCCGGACGGTGAGCTGTGGGGCCTTGCCCGGCGTGAAGTTGAGGCTGATGCGAGCCTCGGGCAGCGGTCCGTACTCCGGGTAGGTCGCGCCGGTGTCGCCCCAGCCCTCGGCCTCGGTGTCGGGGCCCACGGTCTCAGGGATGGTGTCGGTCATGACGCCTCTTTCAGATGAGAGATGAACTGCCTGCCGATGTACTCGGTATAGGCGGGAGGTATCGCTTCGCGGATGCCGTCGCGGTTCATCCACGGGACTCCCCAGTCCTCGCGGACCCGGCTGACGCCGGAGAAGTTGCCGACGGCCTGTATGAACTCCCCGGGCCGCGGAGCGCGGCCCATCTTGGCCTGGCGGGCCGTGTGTTCCGGATGCTCCGGAGCCCGGAACGAGAAACCGCCACCGGTTTCGAAGTACCGGTGGCGGTAGGTTCTGAGGCCGAACATGGCCCCGCAGAGCATTACGGGATCTCGGAGCTTGGGGACTGCCCCGCTCACGTTCTCGATGACGTACGGCAGGCCCGTCAGATCCAGGGCCTCCCGCGTCGGCCCGATCAGGTCGGGGTGCTCATTGCCCTGGATCCGCTGACAGTCCGAGTCGAACTGGCAGGGCGGGGATGCGTGGACGAAGTCCACCTCCAAAACCATGTCCAGCACGTACGAGATTGCGTCGGCCTGGGTGAACGGATACGGATAGCGGGGCTGCGGACTGATGTCCACACCCCGCACCACGGCCATCCCGGCCTGTTCGTAGCCGCGCGATGCTGCCCCCTGGCAGCAGAAGAGGTCAAGGACTCTCGGCCTCATCGGCCCCCTCGAAACGGATACAGCCGCGGTAGTGCCCGCACTGCTCGCAGCAGGCGCCGCAGTCACAGTTGGGGAGGCTCAACGGCGTCTTCCATGGCGGCCAAGGCCTCGTCGATCGAGTCCTCATCCACACCCAGCTCTTCGAGCTGCTCGCGGACCACGGCCGCGAGGTCTTCGTCCATCAGGACCTCCGGCAGCCGTCGCACGGCTGCATCTGGTTGTGCGCGTGACACCAGTTCGGGTCACGCTGCGGGTCGTCCGCCGGGGGCGGCGGGTCCGCGGGCGGGGTGCCAGGGGCGGTGCGCTGCATCCGCCCCTGAACCATGCGGACGGCATCGCCCAGGACCATGCCGATCAGGATGTAGATCACGGCGAAGGTGGACTGGAGGAAGTACTCCATCAGCTGTTGTCGTCCGGCACCTTGGCGGAGTCCTTGCTCACCGAAGAGAGCGGACCCGGCACGACCTTCCCGCCGCACTGCTCGGGCGCCTGGAAGATGCCGATGTTGGACGACGTGTAGTAGTGCGTGGTGACCACCACGGCCCACGGCGGGAAGTGCGCGATGCACTTACCGCAGATGTTGCCGAACTCGTCCGGCATGTTCGTACAGAAGGCGGCGCTGTCGTCGCCCTTGCGACCGGCCACCGGGGCATCGCCCCGGCCGCGCTTGTCCTCGTGCGCCTGACTGCATGCCGTGGCGCTGAAGGCCAGCACGACAACGGCCGCCGCAGCGGCCAGGGTTCGCTTCATCGAGTCCTCAGAATTGGGGTTGATTCGAGATGTGACCCGGATGCGCCGGGTCGTAGAGATGGGCCAGGGGCCCGCCGGCCGCCGCGCAGGCGGCCTCCACGTCGCAGATGAAACAAGCCTTGTCGAAGCCGTTCGCGGGGAACTCCCCGCTCTCCACCTGCTCCCAGGCCTCACCGAAGACGAGGCCGACGTACTCGGGCGTGTACTCGGTCAGGTCGAAGGGCTTGCCCAGGCCGCCCTTGCGGTTCATGAAGGGCACGCCGCTGTCCACGTCGATGCCGTACATGACCTTGGCCAAGGCCTTGTAGGTACCGAACTGGTCGGCGTTCTTGGGCGGACTCTTGCCCGTCTTCAGGTCCACGATGTGGTGCTTCTCGAAGACCGGGTCCCAGAAGACCCGGTCCAGGTACGCCTTGATCTCCACCGGGCAGCCGGGGAGCATCCCCGACACGTCCAGCTCGATGGCGGGCTGCCCGTCGGGCGTGGTCCAGATCTCCCACGGGGAGCGCTCGCGCCAGTCGATGTACGCCTTGACGAACTCCAGCCCCATGGAGCGCCAGACCTCGATGGGCTCGCTCTGCGAGCGGCGCCAGATGTTCTCGTTGGGCTCCTTGGCGCGCAGTTCCTGGAGCTGCTTCTCGAAGGTGCGGTCCCAGTAGTCCTGAACCGGGAACTCCTGCCCCGTAGTCGGGGGCAGGGTCCAGAGGTCGTACGCCTCGGTGACCTCGTGGACCGCAGAGCCCCCGGCAAGCCACAGGGCGGGCCTCTGAGGGGCCTTGGCGATGCGGGTGAGGAAGTACGCCCTGGCGCACCGCTCCAGCTGCTCACGCGCACTGTGTGACGTGTGGCTCGGGAGCTGGTTCGGGCTCATCCGCCTCCTCCTTGCGCTTGGACATGATGATCACGGGCTGGGGGTGGTAGACCTGCACGTCTCTGCGCGGGACCCATTTGTTGACGTGGCCGTGACCGGAGTAGACGGTCACGAAGACCCACGCCCCCGTGGGCGTCTCGCCGCGGTACATGGCGTCCGACATGCGCCCGCCGTGGCGGACCCAGGCGTGACGCCTGCCCGCCCTGGTCGGGAACTCGGGACCGCGGGGGCGGTCCCCCGGCAAGGGCAGGTCGATGACCTTGGGCTGGTTCTCCGTCTCGATGAGATGCACGCGCCACTGCGTGGCCAGCTCTTCGGCCAGGCCGTGGGGCAGGCCCGTCATGAGCGTGATGTCCCGCCAGAGCAGGCTTCCGTCCCGCAGGGTCTGGACGGCCTTGCCCCAGGCGAGGCGACGGCCCACCGGCCATCCCTTGGCCGCCTTCGGCAGGGCACGCCGTATGGCGGCGCGCTCGTTCTGGTCCAGACCGCCCCAGACGCCGAAGTCCTCACCAAGGGTGTCCCGCCGGCACTCCGCCAGGACGGGGCACATGGAGCAGATCTCCTTGGCCTGGTCCCAGGCCTTCTGAACCCGCTGCGATGTGCGCCCCGCGACCGCCCCGTCAGCGAAGAACAGCTCCCGGTCCTCCCAGCGGCAGATGCCGCGGGGGGCCCACCGCCGTTCAGGGTCGTACAGCACCTTGGCTCCAGATCCACAGCATCGCGACCAGGAGCCCGATGCCGGCTCCGACCAGCCCGCTCCCGAGGCTCCAGCCCAGAGGGGCCAGGTGAGGCCTCAGGGCCTTCCAGCAACGCTTGATCACGGACTCAGCACCTCCCAGTGCGGCACTCCGGCCAGAAGAAAGGCCGCCACGAGGGCGGCCAGGATGATCAGCTTCTGAGTGCGGGTCACGGTTCATCCCCGGCCTCAGTGGTCGAGACAGGGGTAGGGCTTGCCGCACCAGCACCAGCCGTTGCGCATGGCTTCTCCTTCCTCCACTTCTTGCGGCCGGTGGTGTACCGGCCCTGGCTCCGGCCAGCGACCAGGCCGCGTTCGTACGCGGCGTCGATGTGGGGCTGAAGGGACGCCATGGCGCCGTCCTGGACGGTGTCGGAGCCTCCGACGTAGCACGTCACCCAGTCCCACAGCTCGGCTTGCCAGGCCGGGTCACTTCTTCCAGACATCGCCGTACGCCTCCTCGTGCCGGGCTGCGATCTTCCGGGCCCCCTCGGGGCCCGCGGTGACCTCACCCCGCTCGATCTGTCCGAGGATGCGTTCCGCGTCCGACTCGGGGCGGACGTGCCCTTTGGTCTCGGGGTCCTTGTTGTCCAGGCCCTCGCGGTGATCCTGCTTCTTGCCCATACGCCCTCCGGGTATGAGAAGAGCCCCCGGTTTCCCGAGGGCTCGTGTGTTGTTGCTGGTCAGGCGGCCAGGCTGTGATTTTTAGGGATCATGACGTAGCTGAACACGCATGGTCGCGAGTGCTTGCCGGAAACAAGATCGTGAATGTTCTGTCCCTCCACCAGGAGGGTCAGGTTCGGGTCCAGCTCGCCCGTCACCTTGAGCGGCGGAAGGAGGGGCCGCTCGAAGCGTTCCGCCTCCGGCGAGAACAGGGGCTCCATCATCTGCGCCCAGGCGCCGGAGGCGATCCAGTTCTTGACCCGGGCCCGTACGGACAGGCCGGAGGGGAACTGCTCCGGCAGGGACTCCCAGCCCGTGCCGGTACGGAGCTTGAACAGCGTCGCCTCAACAACAGCCCGCGGGTCCAGGCTGTTCTTGCGCACCTGGTACGGCGGGACGTGCTGAGCCACCTGAGCCCAGAGATCGTCTGTCAGTTCCTGGACACCGTGCTCCCGGCCGGCGAACCACGCCTCGATGGAACAGGCCCTGCCGCCCTGCCGTACGGGGACAGTCCCCATGACGGCCGCTTTGATCCCCATGAACTCGATGATGTCCGCCCGGCGTTCGCCCTTGATCAGCTTCAAGTTCTTGCGGGCCAGCTCGATCAGGGAAGCGATGTCCGACGCGCGGGTGGCGGCCCGCTCGGCGTCCTCCAGCATGTGCTGGGCCAAGCCGCGCTCCTTCTGCTTGTCCTCGACCTGCTTGGTGAGCCCGGCCAGGGCCGCGTTCACCACCGCCTGCGGGATGCTCTGGTTGCCCGTGGTGAAGGCCAGGAGCTTCTGGGCCGAGTCGTTGGTCAGTTCCTCGATCTCGGCATCCAGAGCCTTCACCCGGGCCCTGTACTGCTCTTGGTGGTCCGGGCTGTCCCCGATCCACCGCTGGGCCAGCTCCTGGAGCGTGCCCTCGTCCGACAGATAGTCGGCCAAGGACTCCCAGACGGCATCCTCGACTTCATCGGCGAGGATGATCGAGTCCTCGCAGCCTCCGGCCTTGCTGCCGGAGCAGCGATAGGCCCGCTTGCCCTCCTCCTTGAGGTACTGGCCCACGTAGTGGGCGCCACAGGCGCCCGTCAGGCGCGTGGAGAGGGCGTAGACCTGCCCCGTGACCGACTTGGGGCGTGCGCGGCGCTCCAGCGCCCTCCTGACGGCCCTGACGCGCTCGATGGGCAGGGGAAGCGGGCACGGGATCTCCACGGTCTGGCCGTGGGCGGCCAGGCCGTCATGGCCCAGGCGCGTAGCCCGCTTGCCGCGGGCGGCATTGACGGCCGGGTCTGTGTTCCGGAAGATCACCACGCCGTGCATGGCGGTGTTGGCGAACTTGGCCTTCACGTTCCCGCCCGTCCACTGGGCGCCCGAACGGGTGCGGTATCCCAGGGCGTTCAGCGCCGCGGCCGTCTCGTCGGCGCTCTTGCCCTTGTCCACGATGAGCTCCGCGGCCTTCTCCAGGACGATCGCCTCGAAGGGGCAGACCTCCAGTGCGGACTGACCCTTCTTGCCCTGGTCCTTGATCTGAAGGCCGTATGCCGGGAGGCCTCCGACCCAGCCGCCCTCTTCGGCCTTCTCCTGAAGGCCGTCCTGAGTGCGCTTGCGGATCTTGATGAGTTCCTTGAAGGCCTCGTTGGCCTTGTCCCGCATGCGGGCCTTGCCCTCTTCGGTGGTGGTGTCGATGTCCTCGTCCACCACGGCAACGAAAATGCCGA